ATTTTCTGCTTACTTTACGCTGATTATTCCCAGTGCGAAATCTGTAGCAGTTATTACTCAGATTGATACATCTCATTTACCTACGGCAGATGATATGAATGCCTTGATTGATGCAGTAGAAGCTGATTCCGGCAATACCGTAATTTATTGCAATGCCACTGCTCGTAGAGCAATAGCTAAAATCAAAGATGTTAAATTGAATATGTATGCTGAATCATCTGATTACAATAACAATGTGGCTACTTGGCGTGGCGTTCCTATCCATCGGGAAGACGCTTTGGTCGCTACCGAAACTACTGATTTGGATTAGAAGGAAGGTAAATAATGGCTATTTATCAAAAATATGGATTCGCAATAGATCAGATTCTGTCTGAAGACCAGGCATTGCCTACGTATGCTCAGCCAGGCGATAGCACTAATACTATTAAATTGGATGCAGTTGCAGATGACGGACTACATATTGTGGTCTGTGCTGCTTCTACCACAGTAGAGCTTGCTTCGGGTGCTACTCTGGAAATCAGACCTACAGTGGGATTGACCGCTAACGCAGTCACTACTGTTTTGCCCAGTATTTTGATTACACAAGGTGTTCAATCGGATGTTTCCTGGGCCTCTGGTGAAATGATTTGTCAATTCAATATTCCGGCAAAATTAATTGGTTCTGCCAGATATTTGAAATTGACTTATGTTACCAGTGCCAACGAAAGTGATGATAAAGTTGAAGCTTTTTCAGTGCGTAGATAAAGTAATAATTCAGGGAGGCAGAGATAAGGATAATCTGCCTCCCAATATTGAGTGAAAAATGAAATGGAATGATACTACTCTTCTTTCAACTCTGGAAACAATCTCCAGATGGGAAAAAGAGGTCAACGAATTAGCTGGATATGATTCTATTCCTGCGATTCAAGGTAATAAAACAGCTAAAATCATAGATATAAATAAATCTATTGATTCTATTGTCTATAATGATTCAGCCGGTATATCTCATACTTCAGAAATCAAGGTTGCCGGAGAATGGGATATTCCCGAAGCCGAGATAAATACAATATTATATTATGAAGGTGAAACATTATTTGGTGTCTCCAACCTGATGGAAGGAGATGGAACAAAAATAGAAGTTCTGAAAGAAGATGGCAAAACTACATCTTTTACGCTTACTGAGAATATCTGGATTATTGCCAAAGTAAATAGAACCTGGAATGCAAAACTGGAATTGGCAAGAGAAGCAGTAAAGAATGATATATTGACTATCCTCTATAATCGCACAGACGCTTCCACAGATGAAGAGGCATTAGATTTAATTACAAATGCAGAAACCTTCCTTACTGCTTGTGATATGAAGGCATTGGAATTGATTTATCGTGATTTGGGTCTTGGAACTTTCAATCAAATGCATCAGATGAAGGCAGAGACATACGCCAGAGCATATCAGAACGCAATTGCCAGTGCTATTTCCCGAATGAGAGTAGGAACTGATAATGATACAGGTTCGCTTCTGATAACCAGCGGTAGAGTGACAAGATGATAGAATTCAAATATAATTCACCTATATTCAAGCTGGGAAAAATCTCCCGGTCAGAATGGAGAGAACTGGGAATGTCAGCAAGAAGCGAAATAGTGAAACGCACTCGAAGCGGGATTGACATCAATCACCAACCCTTTCACGAATATTCTGCTATGACCAAGGAGTATAAAAGTGGAATAATGCAGACCAGGGGATTAGGTTCTTCTGTGGTTACTCTTCAGGATACAGGACAAATGCACCGTTCTCTCAGTATAGAGGTTCAAGCGAATGCAGCTATTCTATATTATGCGGATCAAAACAGGGCAAGAGTAGCTTTGCTACATCAAACGGGAGGTTTTCATCTCCCTAAGCGAGAACATTTTGGCTTCAATAAAACCGATGGTAATAAATATCTGGAGAAGATTGCCAAACTTCAAACTGTAAAAAACAAGAAGGCAAATAGATGACGAATCAAATAACCGATATAACTGATGAAATATTGGCTGCTCTTCGGGAAGCAGGATGTAGAACGGTGGGTATATTACCGGAGGTCTTAATATTCTCGGGCAATAATAATCCCTTTGGCTTCATCTTGCTTAATTCTGAGACCACAGAAAACGATAATGGTGGAATATTGACTCAGCTTCTGGATATATCTATCTTTATTATTACTCAAAATGGTATCAATAAAACGAAAGAGCATTGTAATGTTCTCTATGCCGCAATTGGCAAAATATTAAACAGCTCGGGATTAAATTCCAAGACCGCATTAGTAAATTTAGAGACAATTAATTGGCACGCTGATATGCCATTTGTGACTCAATTAGTGGGTGACTTGGACATTATATCAAGCATAAATTTTAACATTAAATATATGAATGCGAGGTAATTATGCGTATTGTAAAACTCAAAAAAGGGATAACAGCAAGGATTATACCTTGCAATGGCAAACTCTACAGATTATCTGCTGAAAAGGAGACAGAAGTAGAGGATAGTGTGGCTGCTATGGTGGCTGATATTCTGGAAGTCAATGAACCTGTCCAGAAGGAAGTACCCAAGCAAGAAAAGAAAAAAGAACTGGAAATCTCTGTAACAAATGAGATTTCTGATAATGAAACTAAAATCCCTAAGAAGGAGAAATAAATGGGAAATTATAGAAGTGGTAATAAATACAGAGTAGCAATCGGACTGGAGACATCGCTGGGAAGCGGGAACACTCATTTAGGAGCGGGTAGCCCTCCGACTTTATCAATTCGTTGGGAAGATTTAACCGTTATGCCTGTGAAATTAGAGCTTAATCCCGATCGTCAGCTGATTGACACTAATTACAAAACAGGAACTTCTCAGGCAACAGCCTATGAGCAAGTTCAAGGCGTTACTTATGGAACTTTCACGCTATCGGGGAAACTATCTCTGGATTATGAGATATTGCTTAAGGCAATGTTTCATCAAGCTCCAGTGGATCATACATATACTTTTGACGATACTCCACCTACAGCAAAATCGCTGGTAATGATGAAGGTTTGGGATGATACAGTAATAGAATCAAAATATAAAGTTGATATTGCTAAAGGTTGTGCCGTTGATTCATTAGTAATTACCGGCAGAAGTAAAGAGGTAATAGAATTCACTATGACAGGTAGAATGACCGATCACGAAAGAGAAGTAGAACAAGTTATTGCTGGAATTGATCCCGGTCTTACTTTCCCTGATGTGGTTCAATTTGGGGATATAGTTTATCAAGGTGATTTTGGTGAAACAACCAGATTAACTGAATTCTCTTTGACTCTGACAAATATATATATTGATGACACCAAACGCTATACTAATTCAATGTCCAGATTGCGAGATATAATTCTTCGGCAGGAAGGCGAATTAAATGTAAAAGGATTATTCAAGCAAGAAAAAATTGAGCTTAATCCGATGGATGATATTGGTGTTGATAAGCGATTATCGGAATCTATAACACTTGTTTCTGGAACGAGTTCTTGGGTTATTGTTTTTCAAGCATTGGTTACAGCATTTGATTCAGCTGATCCCGATAGGGATTTATTTGAAAGCAATGTAACAATGAAAGCAATTGTCAATGATAATGTAGAGAATAGTGTCTCAATTCAAACATCCTAAAGGAGAAGAAATATAATGGATAAATTCAAAGATTGTCTCGCTACTCGGATGAAAGCATTTGAGTATGAAATTCAATTAGATGGCAAATATTTTGCTACGGCAAGAGTTCGATCTCCTTTGCTTAATGCCAAAATAGAAGAAAAGGTATTTACTCAGGAAATAACTACCGATGGCAATATCAATCGTGTATTCAATGGTGGTCTTGTAGCCATATTTTATACTATTCTTTATAGTTTGGTGAAATGGGAATTGGAATATCCGCTTACTGAAGAGGGATTGGAGTTATTTGCTATGGAAAATCCGGACGGCTATAATGAAGTATATATGCAGATAATGAATCACGAGAATGAACTCAAGGAACGCACCGAGAATAATGAAAAAAACTAATAAGAGCGGTAGAATTCTTGTTTACCAATCAGAGTTCTACCGTCCTTGAAGATAGGGAAATACTAAAATATGCTATATGCAGATATTGTGAGAAATTAGAAGAATGCGACCAGAACGAGGGAATGCCCATTATATCACCTCTCA